CGTTGCCTGCTCCTGAGCATTCAGCGGTGACGGAAAAGAGTGATACCCGGTTATCGCTTTACCGTGATCACCCCGTGCTGATGGAGCAAAAGCTCACCGGCTTAACCGCCGACCAGCAAAAGATTGCTGATGCCCGTATTGCACTGGTATCAGAGGTCCTGAAACTGGGTGAAATACCGCGATTCAGTTGTGCGAAAGCCATCAGAGAAATCGTCCGTCAGTCCCGCAGCGGTGAGTTACCGGAGCATCTGGCCGTACAGGTGACGTTGGCCAATGCCAAAAAAGGGTCATCCCGTACTCTGAGCGAGATCTCCCTCAAGCGCTGGATGGCTGATTTTAAAAAAGCCAGAACATCCACGGAACGTCTGGTACTCCTTGCGCCGGGTAAGCGTCAGCGCGTGGAGCCGGAGGAAATTGCGTGGTTGCCTGATTTTCTGGCGTATTACCGTAATCCCAATGGTGTGACGATGGCTGAGGCATATGATGATTTTATTAAGGGCTGGTATACGCGATATGTAGACCAGCCGGAGATGCTTTTCTCTGCCCCGACCTATAACACGGTTCGCTACGCGATGGATAAGCTGCCGGAAGTGGTGAAACAGCATCGCCGGATCACCGGTAGCGAAGCCCGCCAGATTGAGGGTTTTGTGCGCCGCGACTGGCTGAGCATGCCGGTGAACTACGTCTGGATCGGGGATGGTCACGGCATGAAGATGAAGGTTGCCTCTCCTGAGCATGGTAACCCCATCACACCAGAGGTGACATTCATTCTGGACGGGAGCTGCCGGTATATTGTGGGCTGGAGTCTGGCGCTGTCAGAAAGCGTTATCGCGGTTGCCGACGCTCTGCGTCACGGCATTAGAAATAACGGTGTGCCTTATATCTATTATTCCGATAACGGCGGCGGTGAGACCAACAGTACGCTTGACGCTAATATCACCGGCATCTTACCGCGTCTCGGCGTTGACCACCGTCTGGGCATTCCTGAGAACCCACAGGGGCGTGGCATCATTGAGATCCTCAACAAAACGCTGGGGATGCGTATCTCCCGTCAATTTGCCACCTACTACGGAACTGGCGCGGATAAAAGCACCACGCGTAAGGTATCAAAATCGCTTATTGCCGCGCTGAACGCGGTGGATAAAGGGCGCGAACTGACAGGTAAGCAGGAACAGACCCTTCGCGATTTCCCGTCATGGAATGAGCTGATTGGGGAAATTGAAGCCGGGGTTCACTGGTACAACAACCGCGCCCACGATTCACTGCCGCTGAAAGCTAATGGCGAGCATTTCACGCCAGCGCAGTTTCGCAAGTACAAGCTGGGAAAAGAAAAAACTGAAATTGAATGGCTCTCCGATATTGAACTTCGTCATATGTTTATGCCGGAGGTTGAGTGCTCAGTCAGACGTTGTGAGATTCGTCTTTTCAATAACCTGTATTACGCCGAAGCACTTCGCGAAGAGCATGGCCGTAAAGTGCGTGTCAGCTACGACATTCACGATGCAACGAAGATTATCGTTCGTCGTATGGATGGTTCACTGATATGTGAGGCCATCTGGGATGGCAACAAGAAAGCAGCGTTCCCTGTTACGGCGGAATACTGGCAAAAACAGAAACGTATCAAAGGTATGCGCGAACGTGGCGAGAAGAAAGTCCGTCTGGCCGAGGCCGAGAATGTACTCACTCTCTCCGAACCAGCAGGGCCGGACTGGCTAAACAGCAATGTATATCGCCCCAGCCAACCCGTCCCCGCGATGAAGGTCGTACCTGAAGAAGAGGAATATACGGAGGACAAATATCTGAATAACTCGCTGGATATGCTGGAATCAAATAAACGTAAAAACGCGATTTAAAGTCATTTAAATACCATTCAAATAATGGAGTGAATTATGTCTGAAGTGAATATTTCCGATATTCGCGAGGTTCTGCGCAACCTCGTCGATGGTACCCGTTTTACTTTTGCTCAGGTTGCCCGTGAAACCGGCCTCTCAACCGGCGTTGTCAGTGGCTTCATGAATAACAAATATGCCGGTGATAACGACCGCGTCGAGAAAGCCCTGCAGCGCTGGGTCGATAAACAACACTCTGCCGCCGAGCTGCCGGAGCCGCCGCGCTTTATTGAGACCCCAACCGTCAAACAGATCTGGACTGCGTTTCGCTACGCGCACCTGACAGAGTGCATCGGTGTGGTCTGCGGTAATCCCGGCGTCGGCAAGTCGGAATCAGCGCGTGAATACCGCCGCAGTAACGATAACGTCTGGATGATAACGATCACCCCGTCATGCGCCAGTGTGCTGGAGTGCCTGACCGAACTGGCCTATGAGCTGGGGATGAATGATGCTCCTCGCCGTAAAGGCCCACTGGCCCGCGCACTGCGCCGCCGTCTTGATGGCACTCAGGGCCTTGTCATCATTGACGAAGCGGACCATCTGGGCGCTGAAACGCTCGAAGAGCTGCGTCTGCTGCAGGAAGCCACCCGCGTCGGTCTGGTGCTGATGGGTAACCATCGCGTCTACAGCAACATGACCGGCGGCAACCGTACCGTTGAGTTCGCCCGCTTGTTCAGTCGTATCGCTAAGCGCGTGGCGATCAACAAGACCAAAAAGGCCGATGTGGCCGCGATTGCCGACGCCTGGAATATTACTGGCGAAAAAGAGCGAGATTTGCTTCAGCAGATAGCACAGAAGCCCGGCGCACTGCGCATCCTCAGTCACTCCCTGCGGCTGGCGGCGATGACAGCCCACGGCGCTGGTGAAGCTCTCAACGAAGGCTACATCCGCAAGGCACTGCGCGATCTGGATCTGGATGTTGACGTCTCAACGTTATTACGGGGGTAAGAGCTATGACGTTACTTAATGAAATCGCTGCTCTGCAGCGTATGCGGGCGAATAATTCCGATACCGGTGAAGTGGTTCCGTTTATTTATTCTCTTATTAAGAGCGATGGTGACACCAGCATTTATCTGGACCGTTATTCCTTACGTGCAAGCCTGATGGATGAAGAGCGCCAGCATTATTTACTGCATACCGGTTTCGATGTTGATTTATGGGATGAGATGAAATCCGGGTTCACTTTTGGTTCCTCAGGTCGTGACGTCCGTGTTTTGTGGTCTTTCTGCTTCAGACAACTGCGCTTAAAAGCGCGAGGGGAACGAAAATGATTACTGAGCGTATTGCTGAACATGTCGGGATGGCCACCGCTGCGCAGGCATGGCTGCAGGCGCGCGGTAGTCGTGTTACGGAGATGCGGGTATGGATGCGCCGCCCGTGTCTGGAAATCACCTGTCCGCCTAATGAGCTGGTGAACAGGGCTAATCATCTGATTGAACGCTGCCCCACCGGCACCCGTTCCGTGTGGATGGCCACCCTTGAAGGTTGTCATGTTATCTGGAGGTAGTCATGGAAACAAAAATTACGGCTTATGCCTGGGCTTCTGGATTAATCGAGTTTGGTGATACTTACCCTGATGGCGCTTTACCCATTATCACCGGCGAAGGAAAAAGAGTTCGGGAAATAATAGAAGTGTGGGCGAGGCACTCACGGACGCATGAGCAATTGCTTGTTCCGGGTGTTCCTGAGGCTGATAACCAACATGATGCCTGTTCTGCATTAATTCGTTTCACCGAGATCGTTACTAAAGAATATGTGGAAAAGTAAGGGGGAAGTATGGAAAAGCGCCGTAAGTGGACCAAATACGAAATTCAGTTTGTCTGTGAGAATGCCGGGAAAATGACCGCACAGGAGATGGGCGAGAAACTTAACCGCACCCGTCAGGCCATTCAGTCTCAGGCTAACCGCTGGGGCTTGTCCGTTCTGGTTAAACCATCGGATGATCATGATATCTACCTTTGCCGTGAGCTTTATAAAGAGGGCCTGACCATTCCTGTTATTGCCGAAAAAATGGAATTAAGTCGCCGTGTTGTTTCGAATATTGTTTATTCAGATTGCTATTAATTCAGTGAGGACTTTATGAATACTGCAAATACCATCCCGGACGGTTACCGGATTAACGCTCAGGGTCATTTAGTTCCTGAGTCACAGATTAAACCGCTGGATAAGCTGCGTGATGAGCTGGTTATCAGCGTTGTTGAAGCTGGCCGTCTGCAGCGTCAGTCGCTGGTCGAGTTCAAGCTTGGATCTATGGCAAAAGTCGATGATTTTGTTGACCTGTCAGCAGCAGAGTTTGGCGTCGAATATGGCGGCGCTAAGGGTAACGTCACGTTACCCAGTTTTGATGGCCGCTATAAGTTGGTTCGTGCCGTGGGCGAGCATCGTATCTTTGATGAACGCATCCAGGCGGCAAAAAAGCTGATTGATGACTGCATTCATGAATGGTCTGCCGGGGCTGACGAAAAGATTATGGCGATGGTCGATCATGCCTTTCGCGTCAACAAACAGGGTCGGATTGATATCAATCAGGTGCTCAGCCTGCGTTCACTGAATATTGACGATGCCAAATGGAATGAAGCAATGGACGCTGTGGCCGATGCTATTCAGGTCACAGGAACCAGTCAGTACCTGCGTTTATATGAGCGTCAGGAAAATGGCACTTATAAGCAAATATCGCTGGATTTAGCCAAACTCTGAATGTTCGTTAATTAACTTTGTTTAATTTCCGGCGTCAGCGCCGTGGGGTTGCTCACGCCGAAATCCAGTAAGGGCATATTATGAATCCGAAAACAAAAGGTATTTTTGAGGCGGCATTTGCTAAATGGGGCTTCGATTCTCAGGTGCTGGTACTGGCTGAAGAAGCCAGCGAATTATCCGCCTCCTGCGTCCGTTTTATTAATCACAAGACCGGCAGCGACAAAGTGGCCGAAGAAGCGGCAGACGTCGAGATCATGATTGAACAGCTGCGCCACAACGGAATGGCCCCGATGATTGACCATGAAAAGAACCGCAAAATGGCGCGGCTGGCGCAGATAGTGGGTGTGGATTCACAGCCTGTCAGCCCCTTTGGACCATCTGTTCTTGGCCTGCTGGAGGAAGCCTCCGAGCAGATGGGGCTGGCCGAAACCCTCTACCGCGATACCGGAACCAGTAACCGCTATGCTGCACACCGCGCCCGTATGGCCGTCAGCCTGCTGATGCAGGCGGCTCAAAAGATGATCCGCGAACAGCAGTATGCCGAACGTATGCAGGCGGAGGTGAAAAATGTCTGAAGCCAATAAATGCACTTTAATCGAACTTGATGATGCCCTTCGCCAGTGCGGAATGCTGGAGCGGATACGTCTCATCGTTAACACCGGTATTGAAAAAGGCTGGTCCGTAACAGATGTCATGAGCGTTATTAATCGTGAAATATCGGTCATTAAAGCAGAGGTTACTTACAAAAATGAAAAAGCCCAGGATGAATTAGTTCGTCGTGAGCTTGGCGTGGATGATCTGGCCATCATTCTTAAATCAGATTATGAGCGGGCGTTATTTCTTGCCTACTGCATCGGGCCTGGACGCCCATAACTTATTGAAGAGAGTATCCAGATATGCCTCAGCGTCACTACCAAGACTCTCATCTTTATATGAGTCACGTTGTGTGTACGCAGCACGGGTTCTGGCGACGATGTCGTTAGCATCACGCATATCGATAACGCCTTTTTCAACCAGCTTAACCATGATATTGCCTGCGAGTAAAAAACCAGCGATATCAAAATTTTTATCATCAGGGGTATTGGACATAAAAGTTCCTTTTACTCATAACAATTGTGGCGGTGTTGCAGCACCGCCATTCTTCGGAGGTACGGGTATGAATCGCACATCCATGATTAAGGTAATCCATATCGCGAGGCGTGATCTACACCTCGACGATGACACTTACCGCTCCCTGCTGGGGGCGGTAGTTCCGGGCAAGTCGAGCTGCCGCGATATGACTGTCATCGAGCTGCAGAATGTTATCCAGGCGCTGGAGGCTAAGGGGTTCAAAAGCAAACCTCTGCCGCGTTCTAAGCGCCGCATGTCGGCCCCGTCTGACGTGAGCCTGAAAATCCGCGCAATATGGAAAACGATGTTTAATCAGGGTTTTGTCAGAGATGGTAGCGACATCGGGCTGGACCGTTTCGTCCGTCGTCATACGCGTATTCGCAATGGTGGCGAAGGTGTATCCAGCCTGGAATGGTTGCGCGGTGATGCTGAGGATAATCTCCTTGAGAGCCTGAAACAGTGGCACATCCGCGAGATGAAGAAGGCCATGCTGGCGCACCATGCCCGACTCCCTGAAAACCCGGTCACCGGTGAAGAAAGCCGGGACTATGAGACGATCTGCAGCGCTTACGCTGACGCAGCCAGAAGGTGGACAAAATGAGTATGAGTGACGATCTCTTTGGCGATTTTCGTGATGACAGTATTCTGGATCACCTCGACGATGAGATGGAGAGCACCCGTTTTCCGTCACTACTGTCAGAGCTGAATGTTTTATTGCGTCAGGAGCTGACTCGACTGGGGTACGACCCGCGTCATTCCGTCGAGCTGGTTGCTGCTATATGCAGTAGAATCGGGGGGATGCAGCTGTACAGTTGGTCAGGGATATGCATATATGGCGAGATTTCAAAGGTGATAACATCCCTGAGCTAGTGGAACGCTATCGGGTGACACACAAAACGGTGTATAAAGCGATTAAAAGAATGCGAAGGCTGGAAGTTCAGAAGCGTCAGTACGGTTTATTTGACAGGGTGTGATTATGAAACTAATTGGCAATTTGTTGTGTATAGGATTCATTGTTTGGGTCGTTTCATTTTTCGTTAAAGCTGAAAAAAAAGAGTTCCCATCAAGCGAAGTTCTAGTTTCTCAGTTCGAGAAAATGGAACTTTTTGATAAGAAAGACTGGAAGAAGGGAAATGTTGTCGATGGTGTGCAGGTGTATACATCACATACTGCCGATAACATTCTTAATAGCTCATGGCTGCTTGGAGTTAAACAAGCTGCGGTGATCTCATTGTCTGATATTCGAGACCCGGCTTTCGAAGGTGTTTCGGCTCTGGCTGTATGCTTTAAACTTGTTAAGGGGGTTTTGGGGCGTGATACAAAAGAGGACTTCAAAGTAGTTGAGGATTCCTTTAAGTTAGCCTTATCCTCCAGCTCTATCGACAATGTGCACCAAGATAGTCAGGCTCTAGATGGTTATAAATTTGAAGTACAAATGAAATCTGTAACCTCAAATATAAACTCATACACCTGCTCTATTAAAGAAAAATAGCTGCACTAAAATTTCAAGGAAGCCGGTAAATCCGGCTTTTTTTTTGTCTGTCGCAAAATGGGATTTGTCAGATTGACTCAATCCCAAAGGTGCAGGCATGACAACAACATCATTTTC